CTTTAAATGCCTTAGCGATGTCCCTGATAGGAGTGCCTTGGCTTGCGAAGACTAGCGCCAATTGCCTATCTGCGCTAGTAAGCTTTGAGGCTTTCATATTTTTGTAAGTATTGTGGAAAGGGTTTATGCAGTTTTTCCTTTTGCATTTGGGTAGTACAAAAGAATCTTTAGGTATGTCTAGGTACGAAAGTATTAAAGGACGTACGTAGTATTTAGCCCCTAACGCATATATTATTGGAGTGTTGTTGCAGTATTTTCCTTGCCAAGTAAAGCATTCTGTGTGACTAAAGTTACTAAAAGCTAATTTGTTAAAAAATTCGCTTAACTCACAAGATTCAATTTGTCCGTATATGAGTGTAAATGCGTCTGCTTGAAGTCCTCGTGCAATGTCTATTGCTTGTGCCTTAGCGTGGTTGTTATCGTTAGCCTTTACGCAGAGTTGTAATTCTTTTTTATTTTTTTCTACGACTAAACAATAGTCATCCATTTAGATTTTTATTAATTTTTAAACGTTGAGCATATCGTAAACACCACCTTTACCTGGTAGATTGCCTTCGCGAAGCAAGCCTGTAATATTTTTATCTAAGAACGCTTTAATTTCTGCGTCACTAAAGCCTTGCTTACGAGCAGCTGTTAAATCTTCACCTCCAAAATAAGAAGAATCGATACCAAAATTAGTTGAGATTTCTCTAGGTTTTTCTTGAATTGACTCTGGGGCTTTTACAAATTCTTGAGTTTGTAGCGGGTTGTCAAATCTAGGTTTTTCTTGAACTGGAGCTACCGGTGGGGTAGGAGCAAGTGCTTTTGCAAGTTCGTCATACAGACCACCTCCTCCTTTGATATTTTGTTCTCTCAGTAAGGAAGGATTTTGGTCTAAATAGTCTTTAATTTGTTGATTACTAAATCCTTGTTTACGAGCAGCTGTTAAATCTTCTCCACCAAAGTACTTAGGGTCGATCCCGTAGGCCGTGGAGATTCCCGCTGTTATTGGGGCTACATTTTCTGCTTTTTTAAATTCCTGCGTTTGTAGTGGGTTTGCGAATTTCGATGGGTCTGCCATTCGAATCAACGATGGTGGTGTGCCATATTTACCTGCTAAAACTTCTGCCTGTACAACAGGGTTTACATAAGAGTATTCAAAGCCAAATTTCTTTTGGAGATCTTCAGCCAGATTTAACCGGCCAGGACCAAAAAGTTGTTTATTTTGTTGTATGTAGTTTTTAACATCTTGCTCACTAAAACCTTCAGCTAAAGCTTTTTCTAAATCTTTAGCACCGTAGCCAGGTCCCCCGAGGTTACCGTATGCGTTCCAGTTGTAGCTTTTTGTGGTCGGTCCAGTTGGTCCAGTTGGTCCAGTTGGTCCAGCTTCTTTTCTCTCAGGTATGAGTGAGAACTCACTTGTGTATGTCGTCGTGGGAACTTTTGGTGTTTTGTAACTTAAGACACCACCCCTACCTTTAGTCGTGAATTGTGTTTGTGTGTTATATACAGGCTCAAACCCTTCCAAGTTTGCCTTACCTTTGTCATCGTCTCCGAACAGGTCGACTAGGTTCAGCCCTAACCGTTGTCCTGCTACGTCTAAAAAACCCTTGGGTACTTTATATCTAGAGGCAGTCATAGGTCGAAAGCTTTATCTTCAATAGTATAGTTTAAAACAAGACCTAAAACTATCGCGGGGCTTCAAACGTTTTAAAGCCAGGGAATCTAGCTGCAGCTCGTAGGTTCCCTGTTAGTCGAGGTTCGTTATCCGGATCTTTCTCGTACAGTCTTTCCTTTGCTTCAGTAGTTTTTTTTCTATACGTGTTTCTAAGCCCAGGAAAATATTCAAGAAGTTTAGATGAGTCTGATGAGTCATCTAAGCTGACACCAAAATAATCACCAGCGTATCTTGTAGCCATGGTAAACTTTTTTTACTAGTTTACTTGTTTTCTACAAAAAAACGCATCAGGTTAAAACCAGGTCCGATTAAATTTTTAAGTACTCTCATGTTCATCTTGGCCTCCTCGTGGTCTTTATAGATCTTTGCTTTACCACGTTCTGTCGTGTAGGTTACAAGACTTTGTTTTTGTCTATCTAAATAATCTCGTACGTAAGTATCACCTTTCGTGATAACCCACACCTCTTGGAATTTTAAAAGGGGCATGTGCTGAGTTTCTCGAAATGTGTGAAACTTCCGAGAGTAAGTTACTTGTTTTTTAACTTTTTCGCTAGTTACTTTTGTAGGTTTAGTTAGGGTTTGCGGTTTATCTTTATTTTTCAGATTTTTTTGGAGGTTACGTGCTTTATTTGCCGCTTGAAACGCTGTGGGAAATACTTCTGGAGTCAAATGAATTTGATCGTTTAACTTTACGCAACCGTAATATCCACCCTCACCTCTCAACGTAAATACGATTTTACTCGGATTTGCATCGTAGATAACTGAAGCAGCACTTAGTAGCTTAGACAAATTTAAAATTGTCGTTTGATTTTCCATTAGAGCTCTGGTAATTTCTGCAAAGAGTAACTCAACGTTTATTCGTTGTCCAGCAAAGCTAACCGCATTTGTTCGTGTCTCGAAGGAGTTTTTGAACCGTCCCACAACACATCGACATAAACCCGACGGTGCCCTGTTGAAGTTTGCTTTATCCCTGTTGCAGAAACGGTACCTATTCTTGTATCCGCCATAATTCTAGTTACCACGTTTTTAGAAACGCTTGATGCAAATGGACTAACACACATTTGTTGCATTTTGTTTATCTCCTTGACTCGATCACCTTCTTTAAACTTTCGTTTTGGTTCGGGAGCTTGACTCATTTTTCTGCCCATGTGTCTGCAATAGAAGCGTCGGCTTTGGCTGGAACAACTTTTAAAATAGTCTCTGCTGCCAATGTCATTGATTTCTCAAGGATTTCTTTAAACTGGTTTGCTCTGCTTTCAGTGACTTCCAGCACAATTTCATCGTGCACACAAGCCACTAATGAAGCTTCGTCGTCTAGATACTTACCTAATTCAGCCAAAGAGAGCTTAAGTATGTCTGCACCTGCCCCTTGAATTAGCGTGTTTGCACAAGCCGTCATCAGAGCATCGTCATAAGACAAAAGGCGTCGCCTACCCAGCGGAGTGCGAACATAGCACCACCCATCAGCAACCATGGCTGATCTTTCACGGTGCCACTCACGTAGCCGTGGGTACGCTGTATGAAAGGCTGTGTGCGCTACCTTAGCGTCTGACAACGAGATAACTTTGCCTGATTGAGCCGCATAAGTTTTATATTTTCGATAACCCATTCCGTATAACAGAGCAAAATTAAGTGTTTTTCCCTCTTGCCTTTGGTGTTTTTGTACCTCCGCTACAGGAATTTTGTAAATTAAACTCGCAGTAACCGTGTGTAAGTCCTGTTCGTTTTTAAAAGCTTCGATCATTTGAGGGATCTTTATCAATTCTGCCCCTAACCGGAGTTCAATCTGCGAAAAATCGCAAATTACAAGTTTGTAACCAACTTGTGCCTTGAAACAACTTCTAAATTCGTTGCTCCTTGGTATTTGTTGAGCGTTAATTGCAAACTCTGTTTTCTCCTTAGCAGCTGTTTGTTTTTTTGCGCCTGAGGACGTAAACCGACCGCTATTAGCACCGTATTGGTTATAACCGCTGTGGATTCGTTGAGTTATCGGATTTATGTTATTTATAAGTTTTTCTACGTGTTCTAATTTAGTTTCTACTTTTACTCTCTTTCTGTACATATTTAGTATTTCATCCTCGCTATCGAATTCACTTAAAGCAACCTGGGAAAGTGTAGGCTTACCAGTTGTTCCATCTACAGGCAGATTAATTCCTAATTCCTGAAACAGTCGGATGCACTGCACTCCTGATCCAGGGTTGAATTCTTTCTTCGGTTTTTTCCCTATAGCTAACGTTCCATCTAAATTTTTAGGAAGTTTAAGTTCTTCAGGAAGTGCACTGTTTAGTGCCGTACAGAACTCTAGAGTCTTATCTGTAAGCTCCTTACTAATGCTGAGTTTTAGTTCCATTAGTTTAGTAACATCTACATTAAATCCTTTGTGACACATAGTAGCTACAGATCGAATACACTTAGACTCAAGTGAATAAATATCAAGTAAAGATTCCTCCACAAGTTCTTTTAATTGGCTGGCCGCCACCCGTGGGAGAAGGTCTACGTCTTTAGCTGCATATTCAATCTGTTCAATCTTCAAATCTTCCTTAGACCAGTCAGATCTTTGTTCTTCTTTGTCTAGTTCAATATCTAATCGTCGTTTAACAACAGCTTTTAAGCTGCACGATACGTCTGCAAAGTAAGGTTTTTTAGCTTGCGGACTTATTCGTTTTTCTTTAAAGCCAGCACGTAAACAACGCTCCGCAATATAAGTGTCAAATATTTTATTCTTGTAATCAATTCCTATTTTTAGTAGGAACTGGAAATCAAAGTTCATTGAGTGAGCCACGAGCATCTCGCGACTTTCAATAAAAGCTTTTAGCTTGCTGTGATCTGGAATCTTAAACATATCAAAAACGTAGATGTCCCTGTC